GCAGCTTTCCTCTTGGCTTGAAACCGAAACCGGCGAGGAAATAACCGGACTGCGCAAGGACACCGTGGCAAAAATGCTTGCCCGTGACGATAACAGCTCGGAGGTGCAGCGTATGCTTGAGATCCGGCAGGAGCTCGGCAAGACAAGCACCAAAAAATATGACGCCATTGAGCAGGCTGTGTGTTCGGATGGGCGTGTGCGTGGGCTCCTACAATTTTACGGTGCCAACCGCACAGGCAGGTGGGCCGGCCGTTTGGTGCAGGTACAAAACTTGCCCCGCACCTATACAGAGCCTTTGGAGCTTGCCCGTGACCTTGTAAAAGGGCGTAAGCTCGATGCCTTAAAACTGATATATGGCAGCGTGCCGGACACGCTCTCACAGCTTATACGCACAGCATTTATTGCGGCACCCGGCAATGTTCTTATTGATGCCGACTTTTCGGCGATAGAGGCCCGTGTTATATCGTGGCTTGCCGGCGAGAAGTGGCGCCTTGAGGTTTTCCGCACACACGGCAAAATATACGAGGCGTCGGCATCACAAATGTTTGGCGTGCCTATCGAACTTATAAAAAAGGGCAACCCGGAGTATGCCCTCCGGCAAAAAGGCAAGGTTGCAGAACTTGCCCTCGGCTACCAAGGCGGCACCGGTGCACTTATAAATATGGGTGCACTTGATATGGGCATACCGGAGGAGGATCTGCCCGACATTGTAAGCCGTTGGCGTGATGCCAACAAACGCATACGGGATCTTTGGTACAAGGTGGACAGCGCAGCCGTGCAGGTTATCAGTCAGGGCGGCAGCGTTGGTGTAAGCAGTCTTGTGCTTGCACACGAATGGGATGCCAACCAAAACACCGACTATATGACAATTACCCTGCCAAGCGGCAGAAAACTGTTTTACAATGCCCCACAGATTGGTGAGAACCAATGGGGCAATCCCTCAATATCGTATATGGGTATGGATCAGACCACAAAGAAATGGAAACGCATCGAAACATACGGAGGTAAGCTCGTTGAGAACTGCGTACAAGCCATTGCCCGTGACTGTCTGGCGCAGGCTATTGAGCACCTGGAGGCAGCAGGGCTGCCCGTGATATTCCATATACACGATGAGGTGGTTATAGATATTAAGCCATTTGCAAGCAACAAGGAAATGCTTGCAAAAACGATTGAAATAATGAGCCGCCCCGTTCCGTGGGCACCGGGCTTGCCCCTTGGTGCGGATGGATGGGTTGGTAAATTCTTTAAGAAAGATTAAGGAGGCTCAGCTATGCAGTATATGGGAGGCGAAACCTTGAAACACTACGGCGATATAACGAAAATAAACGGCACCCTCGTTGAGCCTGTCAATGTGATTATTGGCGGCAGCCCGTGCCAGGATCTCTCGGTTGCTGGTAAGCAGGCAGGGCTTGCCGGTGAACGGTCCGGGCTCTTTATGGAGCAATTACGGATAATAAAAGAAATGAGGAGGGCTGACCTTGAACGAGGCAGAACAGGAAAAGACACCCGCCCAAGGTATATGGTGTGGGAAAATGTGCCCGGGGCTTTCAGCTCCACAAAAGGAGCCGACTTTGGAGCCGTGCTCCAAGAAACAGCAAAAGTGGCCTGCGAACAAGCCCCCGCTGTTCCTATCCCTAAAAACGGATGGCCTCCAGCCGGATGCCTCACCGATGTGGGAGGACAATGGAGCATTGCGTGGCGAGTATTTGATGCACAGTTTTGGGGCGTGCCCCAAAGACGAAAACGCATCGCACTTGTCGCAGATTTTGGAGGCCTCACCGCACCCGAAATACTCTTTGAGCGCCAAGGCGTGCCTGGGTATATTAAACCGCGCGGAACGCAGGGGCAAGGTGCTACCGGAAATACTGAAAACGGCACTAACCCAACAGGCGACAAGGGGGCTTACTGCATCCAAGGTAACTGCATCGACAGAGCCGACACCGCAGGATGCAACGGTAAAGGATGGACAGAGGGCGTGAGTTATACGCTTAACACCATTGACCGCCCCGCTGTACTCCCTTTTGCTTGTAACCAAAGGGATGAGGCTCGTTTACTTGGCGATAAAGCAGTTGCCCTGCAAGCACAACCAGGAATGAAACAACAAACATTTTTGGTATCGGATAATGCCCCTTTTGTATCAAGCTCGCCGCAAAGTAAGGATGTTGTGGTGTTTGAGCCGGGATCCTGCTCCCGTGTTGGCGGGCATATCTGGCAAGACGGAAAAGCACCATCACAGCAAGAAACGCAGGAGGAGGACAACGGATGCCGGATAAACAAAACTTTAATTGTGTAGTAGGCTTTCACCTGCTGCAAGATCCTATAACAGACGAAAACAAAACGCCTTGCCTGTCCGCAGGCAGCCCAACCGGTGAGGCCTCGCTCGGTGTATGCGCGGAGCAGGAAACACAGTACATTGTGCGGAGGCTTACACCGCTTGAGTGTGAACGGCTGCAAGGCTACCCGGACGGTTGGACGGATATAGGCGAATGGACAGACAGCAAAGGCAAGGTACATAAAGAAAGTGCAGACAGCGCACGCTATAAAGCCCTCGGCAACAGCATAGCAATACCGCCCTGGACTTATGTATTACAAAGACTTTCACTCTGCTGCGGCAACAAGCCTACAATGGCAAGCCTCTTTGACGGCATCGGCGGTTTTCCGCTGATATGGGAAAGCCTTAACGGCAAAGGCTCTTGTGTATGGGCAAGTGAAATTGAGGAATTTCCTATTGCCGTAACGAAATACCACTTTCCGGAGGAGGCAAACAATAATGCAAAATGATCGTAAAATTGCCATAGCCTCCGGAGCAAGCAGACGTGCCACCATATGGACCACGCAAACGCTTATGGTATCGGAGCTGTGGGAAAAGTTAAAAGTGCCCGCAAGGGGCACGGAAACCCTTGCAGAATACTTAAGCCTTAAAAAAGCCCGGCAGGACGATCTCAAGGATATTGGCGGTTTTGTCGGCGGTACCCTAAACGGACCACGCCGCAAGGCCAACAATGTGGCCGGGCGTGATATTATCACCCTTGACCTTGACAGCATACCCGCAGGGCATAAAGACGATATACTGCGCCGTGTTGAGGCTATGGGCTGTGGGTACTGCGTTTACAGCACCCGTAAACACCAACCGGCTGCACCTCGTCTGCGTGTGTTGCTGCCGCTTGACAGGACTGTTACCGCAGACGAATATGAGCCCATAGCGCGCAAAGCCGCTGAATATATAGGCCTTGAATTTGCCGATCCTACAACCTTTGAGCCCAGCCGCCTAATGTATTGGCCGAGCTGCTGCTCCGACAGTGAGTATGTGTATATTGTCGGTGACAAGCCCTTTATATCGGCAGACGGTATGCTCGGCGCATATGCAGATTGGCACGATATGACGGCGTGGCCGGCTTTGCCCGGACAAGCAAAGTTTACCAAGCTGGCGGTAAAGCAAGGTGATCCGGAGAGCAAAAACGGCGTTGTGGGTGCGTTCTGCCGTGTGTATGATATTCAGCGTGCAATGGACGAACTGCTCCTCGGTATTTATGAGCCGGTTGACAATATGCCGGGCAGATACACATACCTCGGAGGCTCTACCACGGGCGGTGCCGTGCTGTATGATGACGGTAAATTTTTATATAGCCACCATGCCACGGATCCCTGCGGCGGCCGCCTTGTAAATGCTTTCGACCTTGTGCGCCTGCACAAGTACGGTGATTCGGACGATACAGCAGCCGCAAATTCACCGACAAACCGCTTGCCCTCCTACACCGCTATGTGTGAGTTTGCCTGCGGGCTTTCCGATGTTTCCTCCCTTATCAGCAAAGAACGGTACGAAAGTGCCGTTAAAGACTTTGAGGGTATTTCCGCAGACGAAAGCGAGGAGCCGGAAAATTGGATGGTGCTGCTTGAAAAGAACGCCCAGACGGGTGCCGTAAAAGCCACCATTGACAATGTGCGTATTATTCTGGAACACGATCCCCTGCTTAAAGGCGGGTTTGCTCTCAATGAATTTGCCGGCCGTGGTGAGGTGCTCGGCGCCCTGCCGTGGGATAATCGAGAAAAACGCCGCTTGTGGGATGATAACGATAACCAAGGCTTATATTGGTACCTTGAGCGTGTATATAAAATATCCGGTAACGGTAAGGTGGATGGTGCTCTTTCCCTCCATTCCAATGCCCACGCCTTTAACGATGTAAAGGACTACCTCAAAGGGCTTAAAGGCAACTGGGATGGTGTTCCCCGCCTTGACACTCTTTTTATTGACTACCTCGGCGCCAAAGATACCGCATACAACAGGGCTGTAACCCGTAAAGCCTTTACCGCCGCTGTTGCCCGTGCTATGACACCCGGCTGCAAGTATGATAACATGGTTATTTTAGCTGGTTCGCAGGGCATCGGTAAAAGTACCCTGCTTGATAAAATGAGCCGTGGCTGGTTTAACGATAGCATACGCACCTTTGAGGGCAAGGAGGCAAGCGAACTCTTGCAGGGCGTTTGGATCGTTGAGGTATCAGAGCTTGATGCTTTCCGGCGTACCGATGTAAGCCGCATAAAGCAGTTTTTGAGCCTCCGTGCCGATCGTTTCCGTGCGGCATACGGCAGGAATGTTAAAGAGCTGCCCCGCACCTGCGTCTTTTTCGGCACCACCAACACAACCGAGTACTTGCAGGACACAACCGGCAACCGCCGCTTTTGGCCGATAGACACCGGCGAGCAGAGGCAAACCAAAAGCGTATGGCGTGACCTTGACCCAGAGGAAATAGATCAGCTGTGGGCAGAGGCGTTTGTGCGTTGGCAGGCGGGTGAGCCTTTGTACTTATCCGGTGCCATTGAGGACGCCGCCAAGAAAAAGCAGGAGGAACACAGAGAGGTCTCCAGCCGTGAGGGCATTGTGCGTGAATTTATGGAGCGACCGGTGCCGGAGGATTGGAGCAAATGGCCGCTTGATAAAAGGCGTATGTTTTGGGGCGGCGTGACAATGGGCAGCGACAGCCTGCACCTTGTTCCCCGTGATCGTATATGTGCACTTGAGATATGGTGCGAGGCTTTCGGCGGCAATATTAAAGAAATTAAAAACACTGACACAAGAGAACTTAACGCCATAATGGCAGCAACGCCGGGCTGGCAAAAGTCTGCCGGTACTCTGCATTTTGGCCCGTATGGCACGCAGCGTGGATTTAATAAAATCTAACAATTAGCATCTAACAATTTGTTTTTCGTGTAGAATTGTTAGAAAAATGCCGTCTAACATTTTTACACGAAAAACATAGTTTTGTTTAATTGTTAGAAAGAATGTTAGACCGCAAAACCGCATAAAACAAGGATTTTCACTACTTTTCTAACATTCTAACATTTTTTCTTATAGAGTATAAAATTAGAGAGTTAGAGAGTAAAATTACTCCCTAAACCGCCTGATGGGCGTGTATTATGCGTGCGCGCGTGAGAAAGTTAGAAAGGAGGCAAACGGATGCTTGAAAAGACAATTGAAAAAGAATTGTGCGACCGTGTAAAAAACGAGTTGGGAGGCTGGGCGTTAAAGTTTGTAAGTCCCGGACAAAACGGCGTACCGGATCGCATAGTGCTTGTGCCTTATGGGCGTATATATTTTGTGGAAACCAAGGCACCCAGTAAAAAGCTGCGTAAACTGCAAGAGTATGTTTGCGGTTTGATAAAGCAGTTAGGGTTTACGGTGCTGCGGATAGATACCAAAGAGAAAGTTGAGGACTTTGTGAGAGGGGTGCAAAACGGTGGAATATAAACCGCATAATTACCAAGCATATTGCATTGAGCGTATTGTAAAAGATCCTGCGGTTGGGTTGTTCCTCCGTCCGGGCCTTGGCAAAACCTCAATTACACTTTCGGCAATAAACATTTTAAAATACTTTAAGTGGAGTATCGGCAAGGCACTTGTGGTGGCTCCGAAAAAAGTTGCCGAGGGTACCTGGAGTAAAGAGGCAGGCAAGTGGGATCACCTGAAGCATCTCAGAGTAGTAACGGTTCTCGGTCCTTTGGCCAAACGTATACGAGCTCTTAATACTCCCGGTGATGTGTATGTTATCAACCGTGAGAACGTCCCCTGGCTTGTCGAGTATTACCGACAGGACTGGCCGTTTGATATGGTTGTGCTTGACGAAAGTACAAGTTTCAAGAACAGCAGCAGTAAGCGGTTTAAAGCAATGAAACTTATACGTCCGCTGTGCAAAAAGGTTATACTGCTTACAGGAACACCTTCATCAAAGGGACTTATGGATCTGTGGGCGCAGATATATCTTCTCGATGAAGGGGCGAGGCTCGGAAAAAACATCACACAGTTCAGAGAGCGCTATTTCATAGCAAATACGCACGGCGGGCATTTTACGGATTACAAGCCTAAAGACGACGCAGAGCCCGCCGTACTGAAAGCCATAAGCGATATCTGCGTCAGTATGAAAGCAGAGGATTATTTGGAGCTGCCGCAGTGTATCGAGCATGAAATCCCGGTTATACTTGACGATAAGGTCAAAAAGGAATACGCACAGTTCGAGAGAGATTTACTGCTTCAGATAGACGAAAACACGATAACAGCACAATCGGCGGGTGTGCTTACAGGAAAGCTGCTTCAGTTTTGCAGTGGGGCCATTTATGATAATGACCACAAAGTTGTCAAGCTTCACGATTGCAAGATAGACGCATATATGGAGTACATAGAACGCCTTAACGGCGAACCGTGCATAACCTTTTACGGATTTCAGCATGACAAGGAGCGTATTCTTCAGGCACTTGCAAAGACAAAGCTTAACGTGAGGGTATATAACGGACCTGATGACGAAGATCTGTGGAATGCAGGCAAGATTGATGTTTTGCTTGTACATCCGTCAAGCTGTGCCTACGGACTTAATCTCCAGGCAGGCGGACGGCATATTGTCTGGTTTACACCTAATTGGAGCTTTGAGCTTAACGATCAGGGCAAGTGCCGGTTATGGCGTCAGGGCTCGCCGTACGATAAGGTTTATGTGGCATATCTGGTTGTTCAGGGCTGTGTTGACGAGGACGTTATGGCGGCTATAAAGGACAGAACCGATACACATGAGACAGTTATGAGAGTGCTTAAAGCGAGAATACAGAAGCTGAAAGGAGAAATTTAAATGATTAAACGCAAACCCGCAACTGAAACCTGCTTGTTTTGTGGGCGCAAAATTCCCGACAGAAGTAATGCAGAGGCAATCAGAGAGTTTGTTCAGCGTTTTAAAAAGATAGCACGCAAGACAGAGCTAATAGAATTTGGTACGGAACGTATTGTTTCTTATGGCATCTCACCGCAGAAGTTGGATAAACTCGTAAACGAGATGACAAAGGAGGAAACATGAAAGCCTGGATTGTAAATGAAAAATATGAAACAGCTTCTGCAGTTGTTTTCGCTGAAACACGAGGTAAAGCAAAAGCGCTCGCATTATGCACAAGCAGCTGTGAGGACGCAAATTTCTGCGACGTTGAAGTCAGTCGAGCACCTGAAATGGACAAGTATTACGCTGAGGGAAAAACAGAAATGGACTGGTTCAATCCGAAAGACAGAATTGCATTGGTGAAAGAATGCGGATTTTACTGTGAAGAGCCGATAGCAGAATGTTGCAAATCCTGTCCTGCAAAAGATTTTTGCGATGAGGCAGTGCAGGAAAAGGAGCACCCAAATGACCGCTAAAGAATACCTATCACGCTATCACCTTATCAACATACGCATAAATCAAAAGATAGATCAGCAACGACAGCTTCGGGAGCTCGCTACCAACATATCGCCGTCATCCGGAGGAGGACACAGCAGCGGGGTATCGGACAAGGTGGGTACGGCTGTTGCAAAAATTGCAACACTGGAGCAGGAGATAAATGCAGAGATAGACAATCTTATCCGTGTTAAAGCTGAGATAGAGCGCACTGTTTCTGCGGTATCTGACGAGCGGTTAAGGCTGATACTGGCAGCAAGGTACATAAACTGTAACCGATGGGAACAGATAGCTGTTATGCAGAACATAGAGCTTAGATGGTTGTACCGATTACACGGGCGAGCACTCTCGGAAGTAAGTAAAATAATTGACCATTGAAATACACATAAAGAGTGTGATATGATTACGATAGAAAAGAAGCGAAAGCGTAGTGACCGAGGAGCGGCTAATAAGCCGCCAGGTCACCTTTTCTGTCAATTATGCGTACAAGAGTATCCATTGGACCTCCTTTTTCTTAGTCGAGCCGTCCGCTCTTCTGATTCTTTCGTGCGGACGGTGACGAATACTTCAAGCACTCTGTATTTCAGGGTGCTTTTCTTATATCCGGAGAACGTTATTAGAATAATAGAATATCGGTCATTTGACTACAGTTTTATCAAAACCGTATATGTTTATCGCAGAGATGAGGTTGACAATTCGGGCGAGAGTGGTATAATATCAGAAAAGAGATATAACAAGAATCATGACAGCAAGGGGCGCTTTGCAAGCAGTAGCGGCGCTTCGCTCAAAATGAGCAAAGCGGAAATCAAGAAAGTGTCAAGTGAGATCAGCACGAATTACAGAAAATATGCAGGGAAGAAAAAGTGTGTTCATTATTCCTTGTGGCATGATGAGTATTATCAGTATCGATTTATAAACAACGGGTTTGCTGATTATGTATTTTTCAAGAAGGAGAAATCATAACTATGGAAGAATTAAAAGTGCTTTTAGAAAACGTCAGCGATTCATACTATGATTTTGTTCGAGCTATGTTGCAAAGTGCAAAAGAGCATTATGACAGGATAGATGAAATTATCGCATATATCAAGGATAATCCCGAAGCCGATACATCTGATATTTTGGGTTGGGATTCGGAAACTTTCGACGGGATCAATTTCGATAACCCGGTAAGTATAGTTGATGAAGATGACAACGAAGACGAATAACTCAAGCACTCTTAACAGGGTGCTTTTCTTATACTCATTTTCACATACGAGGTGATATAATGCTGAAAGCCTGCTCAAAGTGCGGGAAGATACACAAGCCCGGAGGATGTCATATACCTTCGGTGCAGTATCACGCTAAGCAGGTGCGTGACAGCGAAGCCGACAGGTTTCGCAACCGCAAGATATGGCGCAGAAAAGCCGATGAAATACTTGAGCGTGACGGTCATTGCTGCAGGGTGTGCCTGTCGGCAGGCGTTATCAACAGCACGGACCTGTCTGTGCATCATATTGTACCGCTAAAGGTCGATTATGACCGCAGGCTTGATAACGATAACCTTATAACGCTTTGCCGTTATCATCACGACATGGCGGAGCGTGGACATATCAGCAGGCAGGAACTGGCAACTATGACTTGTACCGTTGATTTTTCACGCCACAACATATAGTGGTACAATGCTATACACCACAATATATGGTGTACCCCCCCCTACCTTTGCGATTTTTGAAGGGTTTCGGTCTGACATCTGACCGCCACCTCTTTACACGATATATTCCCAATATGACTTTTGAAAGGAGGTCTGAGTATGCCGAGAGGAGCAAAAACGATCGATAACTGTGCAGGACACAGGACAAAGAAAGAAAAGGAAAGCCGTAAAAATGCGGAGCTGGGACAGCTTACCGGAAAGAAGCTAACAGAGTTTAAGCAGGTGCGAGAGAACGAAACAGCACATAAAGAATTTCAGCGTATCCAGAAGCTGCTTAAGGTTGTCGGAAAAGACGACGCCCTTTATTCGGCAGGGATCAACCGCTATTGTGAGCTTGTATCGGAAATCGAGCAAGTGAAAACGGATATGCTTGTGATACGGCAGACCGCCGATAAATTGAACGCCGCATTTGAAGAACAGCAGGACAAGGAAGAGCTTGACAGCGGTGAAATAATCAAGTTTACAAAGGCATACACAAGCCTTATCACACAGTCGATGAAATGCGACGACAAAATCATGACGAAAAGAAAAATGATGAGCGACATTGAAAAGGAAAATGGCTGGACGGTGCTTTCTGCTATCAGAGCAATACCGAAGCAGGCAGAAAAGCCCGAAGATGACGCTTTAATGAAGATATTACAGGGAGGTGAGAGCAGTGAAACTGTTTGATAAGATATTCAGACGTGATACCGAAGGCACGGATATTGAAGTGGCTTTCGGACTAAAGCAGATAAGCAATATAACGAGAGAACAGGCGCTTGAAATCCCTGCGGTTTCAGCGGCTGTTAATTTTATAGCCGGCACAATAGCAAGCCTGCCGATAAAGCTGTACAACAGCAATGACAAGGTTCAGACAGCGGCGGAAATCACTGAGGATAACCGTCTGTATCTGCTGAATGAAGAATCGGGTGATACTTTGAACCCGACAGAAATAAAGCGTGCGGTTATCCGTGATATGCTCCTTGACGGAACGGGATATATGCACATAGAGCGGAGCGGAAACGAGGTATCGGCTCTCAGATATGTCCGTGACAGTGCTGTAAGCGTGGAGAAAAATTCGGATGCAATCTATAAGACGCTCCGTATGCTCGTTGACGGCAGAGCGTACAATCCGTGGGATTTTGTCATTCTCAGCCGTAACAGCGTTGACGGAGGAAAGGGAGTAAGCATACTTGCCGAAAATCCCACGCTTTTGACATCAAGCTATATGCTGTTACAGCTTGAAAAGGCGATGAGCCGCAGAGGCGGTAACAAGAAGGGCTTTCTGCGTACAGAACGTAAAGTAGACGAGCTAGCGATGCAGACTATACGTGAAGCATGGAGAAAGCTTTATAGCAACAACGGCGACGGTATGATGATACTGCAGAACGGGCTCGACTTCAAGGAAAGCAGCTCCACCGCCGTTGAAATGCAGTTAAATCAGAACAAGGTGACAAATGCCGAGCAGATAGCAATGCTGTTTGGCTTATCTCCCGATGTGCTGTCGGGCAGAGCAGACGACAGAACGTACATAAACAGCATAAGGACAGCCGTTCTGCCTGTTGTGTCTGCGTTTGAAATGGCGCTCAACAGGGCACTATTGCTTGAAAAAGAGAAGCATAACAAGTATTTTATCATAGATACTTCCGAGCTTCTGAAAGCGGATATTCTGACACGCTATCAGGCGTATCAGATAGGTCTTGCGGCAAACTTCTTACAGCCGGATGAAATACGTTTCAAGGAAAACCTTGCGCCGCTCGGACTTGACTTTATCAAGCTCGGACTTAACGATGTGCTTTACGACCCTAAGACAAAGCAGATATACACGCCAAATACCGACAGCCACGCTAAAATTGATGATGCGGGCTTGCAAAGCGGCGATGAGGGTGATATAATACAGGTAAGACATTATTTGCAGAACCCTATAACAGGAAAATTAATGGGAAGCACGAGTGACGGTGCAATCAAATCCGTTACGGTAAGCGAGGACGGCACGGTAACAACGGTTTACAAGCCGCAGGCTAAAACAAAATATGCACCGTCACCGCAGAGAAATCACAGCGGTATACAGGTAAAGCCAAAGACTTATGCAAAGCTGTGTGGAGAGTTTAATACGAAGTATCCGGGAAGTAGAAAAGGATTTCAAGGTATGGTTTTTAAAGGAAAATATCAGTACTTGGCAACTTCAGACGGAGAAGGCGGAGTGATTATAAACCGTAAAATTAAATTGTGATAGGAGAATTTGAGTATGACAAAACGACAATTTGAAAAGTATAATACGGCATATCAAAGTCTTTTAAAACAGCGGTATATAGAAAAAATACCTGAAAACAATGACACCGATGACAACTATGATCTGTTTAGTAAATTTCTGTTTGTCTTAGTTGCTCCCGAACAATATGAAGTAGAGCCTTTAATGCTGGAATATGTGAAGAATCACGAAGACGCAACTGTGGAAGAATTGCTGTCTTACTTTGACAATATCGCTCCTCCCGGCTTACCTCCCTGCGCTTCTGAATGGGAAGATGACGAGGACGAAGAATGAAATTGAATATGACGACCGCTCTTTAAGGGCGGTTTTCTTATACCCGTGTGCAATTGATTGCACTTGACTTGAACACAAACTTTGCAAAAACAGCCGTTTTTTGTGAAATTCGGCGCAAAAAAAACGCACCAAACTTAATAATTTTACCGCTCTTAAAAAGGGCGGTATTTTTATACCCACAACACAGAAAGGAGTGATAAAAATGAAAATCGAAATCCGTTCCGCTGATCTTATGCACATCAGCGGATATGTAAACGCTGTCGAGCGTGACAGCAAGCAGCTGCCTGCGTCAATGGCGCCCGGTATGACAACGCCATTTGTTGAGCGTATCGTAAGCGGTACGTTTGCGAAAAGCCTTAAAGATCATCCAAAGGTCGAGTTGAGGTTCAATCACAGCAAGGTGCTTGACACTACAGACGGAACGCTTGAACTGCGTGAGGACAGCATAGGACTTCACGCAGAAGCCGATATCACCGACAGAGAAGTAATCGCAGAAGCGAGAGCAGGACATCTGACAGGGTGGAGCTTCGGCTTTTCGGGAGCACAGGCGCACCTTGAGCCATGTGACGAGGGAGTTCAGCGCAGAATGATTACGGGATTGACACTGCACGAGGTGTCAATCCTCAACCGCAATCCCGCATATATTGCCACATCAATAGAAACAAGAGGCGAGGAAACGACCGTGACGGAACAGCGCAGTGCCGAAAACGATACGGTCGAAGTAACAGATGAAATCCGGGAGTTTATCCCCGATTACAGCAAGGAAATAGAAATCTTACAGCTTATGTCGGATTACTCCGACGGAAAGGAAACAGTATGAATTTAAAAGCACTCATCGAAAAGAGAAATGCTCTTATCGCTGATATGAAGTCACTCTGCGATAAGGCTACAGCAGAAACAAGAGCGATGACAACAGAGGAGCAGACAGACTATGACGCTAAGAAGGCGGAAGTCGAGGCACTGAACAAGACAATCCGCTCAATCGAGGAGCAGAACGCTCTTAATCTGAACTCTGCAAAGTCAGACGGCACAGCAACCGACAAGGAGCAGGCGGAAACAAGAGCTTTCGAAAATTATCTGCGTACAGGTCAGATAGTCGAAACAAGAGAAGATGTCAATCTGACAAAGGGCGATAACGGCGCAGTTATCCCTGCAACTATCGCAAACAAGATAATCCGTAAGGTTATCGACATCTGCCCTATCTATCAGATGGCAACAAGATACACACTCGGCGGCACGCTCTCGATTCCTTATTACGATGAAGAATCGCAGGCTATCTCAATGGCGTATGCCACAGAGTTTACGGACCTTGCAAGCACATCGGGTAAGTTCCTCAGCATTGAACTCAAGGGCTATCTTGCAGGCGCACTCTCTAAGGTTTCAAGAAGCCTCATCAACAATTCGCAGTTTGACATCGTTTCTTACGTTATAAACGAGGTTTCGACTGCGGCGGCAAAGTGGATCGAAAACCAGCTTATCAACGGCACAGCAAGTAAGATAGACGGTCTTGCCGCAGGCGTTACACAGGTGGTAACGACCGCATCGGCAACAGCTATCACAGCAGATGAGCTTATCGACCTGCAGGAAACGATCCCCGACGTATATCAGGATAACGCCTGCTGGATCATGAACAAGGCTACAAGAACCGCTATAAGAAAGCTCAAGGACAACGAGGGCAGATATATTCTCAATCCTGATGCAACGGCAAAGTGGGGCTATACGCTTTTCGGCAAGCCCGTATACACAACCGACAGCGTATCGGCTATTGCTTCCGAAAAGACAGCTATCTACTACGGCGATATGAGCGGTCTTGCAGTTAAGACTTCCGAAGATGTGTCTATCCAGATACTTAACGAAAAGTACGCAACACAGCACGCTGTCGGCGTTATCGCATGGGTGGAGATTGACGCAAAGGTCGAGAATGCCCAGAAGATAGCCGCCCTTAAAATGAAGAAAGCAGGAGGCTAATAACCTATGACAGTAAAGGCAACGACCAACTTTTCAGGCACCGTCAGTATGGCAAAGGGCGAGGAGCGTGAGCTCCCTGCCGGTCCTGTGCTGAACGACCTGCTCTCCTGCGGGTACATAGTGCCTGTGGACAAGGAGGAGAAAAGTGAAACTAAGCGAGGTAACAAGCGCAAAGATTAAGGCATTCTGCGGTGTCAGTGATGACGAGGACAGAATGCTTGAAATCTGTGCCGGAGCGGCGAAATCCTATATCAAGGGCTATACGGGGCTTGATGATACTCAGATAGACGAATACGAAGACATCACGGTGGCTTACTTAGTGCTTATAAACGATATGTATTCCTCTCGTGACTTCTCGTCCGACAGAGCGTCACAGAACCCCGTGACCGCTCAGATACTCGCCCTGCACAGCTTAAATCTGCTGAACGGAGTGAATGAGAATGACATTTAACAGAAAAATCACGCTCATATCCTCCGAGCAGAAAAACGGCTCACAGGGCAAAGCAGACAGGGCAGTAAAGACCGTATACGCAAAGGTTTCCGAGCCTGGCGTAACGGCAAAATATGCCGCCGAAACGGCAGGGTACAAGTCGGAACTTACGGTGTATATGTGGAGACGTGAATACAGCGGTCAGTCTGTCGTACAGATTGACGGCAGGCGGGATCACGTCGAAACAACCGGAGCGGCCGACAGCGACCTGCATATAAAGCTGATACTGGCGAGAGGAGGCTGACAATGATAACAGAAAAGATTGATTCGGCACTCTCGGCGGTATTTGAGCATTTTTACAGCTATATGCCTGAGTTTGAGGACGGCGAAGAGCCGGAGAAGTATGCGGTGTACAATTTATCGTACAGGGATACGTTCTTCAGCTCCGGCAAGGCAAATATACGGCAGTATGCGTTGTCTGTGAGTGTTTTCTCGCCGCAGGCAGACATTGAGCTGTATGACAAAACACAGACGGCGATAGAGAATGTAGGCGGTATATTTACCGGCACTACCGATTTATCGCAGTTTGATGTTTATCCCAACAGAAAAATTTTAGTCATGGAGTTTACGCTCTATGAGGAAAGGACATAACTATGGCAAAAGTAACACAGGGCACAGATCGCAAGTCGGCTGTATGCACCAAGCGTTTTGCGTATGCACCGCTTACAACGGATAATGCCGATACACTGACATACGGTGATGTGACTGAGATCAAGGACATACTTATCACAACAAAGTACACACCTAAGATGAACAGCGCATCGCAGTATGCAAGCGGCGTTGAGGTTGACAGCTATGTAGCTAAGGCAGGCGGCACGCTTGACGTAACAATCGTAAACACCAACTCTGCCGATGAGGTAGCACTTTTCGGCGCAAAAGTGAACACGGCAACGGGAGTGCTTGAAAGCGGTAAGGACGATGTTGTACCCGATGTAATGTGCATCTACAGCACTATGACATCGGACGGCAAGATAAACCTTTACAAGTTCCCCAAGTGCAAGTTTACTTCACAGGGCGAGAACGTACAGACGACAGACGAGAACGGCGTAACATTCAACAGCCTTGCACTGCAGGCAAACTACAAGGCACTTATCAACACAGGCGTTGATATGTACTGCGTAAAGGGTCTTGATCCTGTTACAGACAAGGCAAGCATTGACGCATGGTTTGCAACGGCTTCGGGCGTTATTGTAGCTGAAGTGTAAAAAAGTACAGATATGACGGGGCGGGAAACTGCCCCGAAAATTATCTATAAAGGAGATTCGATGTGTTCACAGAACTTTTAAACAAGAAAATTTACATCACAGATACTTTATATCTGCGATATGACATAAAAGCGTTTATAGAAGCGGAAGAAAAGGGCGTCAGCCCGTTTGAACTGACCTTCCCACTGCCGCTTGACTACATCAGAGCGGGGCTTCGGTGTTGCTTTGATGAACTGGGGTTCAGCTCGGCACAGCGTTCCGAAATAGTGTCCGACCTAACAACACAGTTATCACCGGAATACCTGCAGGACAGGGTGCTTGCCGCAACGACCGCTGCACTTCCTGCGCCGATAGTAGGAAGTAAACCGACAGACGAAAAGTCCGACTTTAAGAAGCTCCGCAGTCTGTTTATAGATATTATGGGACGTACAGATGAAGAATTTATGTATTCCACACTGTACGAAATAACGGACAGATGGAACGAATACGCAACGTTTATGGGATACAAAGCCCCGACAGAGAGGTTTGTACAGTATGACGATTAAAGACAGCCGTGCGTACAAATACGCCGTGTGGGCATCGCGGGACAGCTCCGGTAAGGTCGGAAGATACGTCAGAAAACAGTGCGCCGAATGGCTTAAAGCTGTCGATGACGGTTATGTAGATGTTCAGGAATGGAACAAGATAACCGCACTGCTTAAAGCCATACAGCACCCCGACTTAGGCCGTGATATGTACTCATCGCTTGAAGATTACAGCCTGCTTTTTATCTATGCGGTGCTTTGCACGAAAACAGACGGAAAGCTGTATTACAGCACGGGACTGCTCGAAATTGCCCGAAAGAACTACAAGACGTTCACAGCGGCGGTAATATTCATCATCGGTATGCTGACGCTGCCCCGATTTTCCCGTCTGTTCTCTGTAGCTCCCGACTTAAAGCTGTCGAGCGAACTTAAGGTTGCTATCAAGAAAATCATAAAATCCTCTCCGCTGCTTGAAAAGCATTTCAAGGTTATGCGGTCCGAGATCAGATGCTTGATGTGTGATACGGAGTATACTCCGCTTGCTTATAGTAAAGATGGACTTGACGGTAAACTGGCTCACCTGTTTCTTGCCGATGAGGTTGGCGCAATGGACAGCTATCCTATTGAAGCAATGCGTTCTTCACAGATTAACCTTAAAAGCAAGCTCGGTATACTGATCTCTACACAGTACCCGAATGATGATAACGGATTAAAGGACGAAATCGACATAGCCAAGAAACAGCTTGACGGGGTGTACAGCTCCGGCAAGAAATATTTTGCACTGCTGTATGAGCCGGACATTGAGCTTGTACCCGACTGGAAGACGAACGACAGTGTGCTGTATCAGTCGAACCCTGTAGCTGTCGATAATGCAGATCTGTTCTCGGAACTTAAAGACAACCGCCAGCTTGCCGTGCTGTATGAAAACAAGCGTGAGAACTTCCTCTGCAAGCACTGTAATATTCAGTACAAGGGCGTAGGCAGTGAAGGCTATGTTGACCTTATATCCGTGCAGAACTGCTCTGAAGAAGTGCCTGACGAGTTCTGGCGGGGGAAGATAGTCTATCTCGGACTTGACCTCTCACAGACAGAGGATAACACGGCGCTCGCTATGATATGCTATCACGAGGGCAAGATATATGTTAAATCGGTAGCGTTTGTACCTGCCGAAAAGGTTGAGGAAAAATCGGTAAAGGAACACGTTAATTACAAGACGCATATTGCAAACGGTGATTGCTTTGCGTGCGGCGATTATATCATAGATTACGGCTTTGTAGAGAATTACATACTGACGCTGAAAGAAAAGTACGGCGTTATAATAGCTCAGCTCGGCTTCGACCGCTGGAACGCACTCTCAACGGTGCAGAAGCTCGAAAGCGCCGATGATCCGATAGAGTGCGTAGAGATACGACAGCATTCAAGCGTACTCCACGCCCCGACAAAGTGGCTCAAGGAACAGATACTCACGGGAAATATAGTGTTTGCAAAGAACGAATTGCTTGAAATAAATTTCAGCAATGCAAGATGCACAGAGGACACGAATTTAAATAAATACGTCAATAAAAAGCGTTCTGCAGGTAAGGTCGATATGGTGGTGTCGCTGATAAATGCGGTGTATCTGCTTCAGCAGGAGATACTCAACGGCGATTGCGGTGTGTTTGTGCAGTATTGACAATGTTCTTCGCTTGCTGTATAATGTAGGCAGAAAAGGAGGAAATACTTATGTATTTGAAATTGTTGACTACTGATTCTGCAACTAATACCGTGAATGGTATACTTATTTTGATTATGCTGCTTATATGTGCGGCAGGCATTTATTGCTTTTATCGCTTAATAAAACGCAGCAAACAAAACGAACAGTATATTGAAGAAAGCGGATACAAGATCACAGATGAATTGGGTGATCTTAAAGTAGATAAAAACAATTCTGTCTGGTGGGTAAAAAACTATTTTGGCGAGCCTAAAATTCACAACTTCAACGAAGTAATTGACTATGAGCTTGTTGTAAATGACAACACTGTTAAAGGAAAAGGTGCATTTTCAAGGGCTGTTGCCGGTGGATTATTAGCAGGTGGTGTCGGAGCGGTGATTGGAGCTTCAACAGCAAAACGGGTAACTGTTGTTACGGCACTATATATCAATGTGTATCTGAAAGACGGCACACTTGAAAGAATAAACTTCATTAACACCGCAACTAAAGCAGATTCTTTTACATATAACACGATGAAGGATTGTGCTGAAAAAGCCAGTGCTTTGTTTACGGCTATGATTGCGGACAATGAAAGCAAAAATGCCGCTCCTGCTCAAGTTATAAGTGCGGCAGATGAGATAGCAAAGTACAAAAAACTGCTTGATGACGGCGCAATAACCGAAGAAGAATACAACGCAGTGAAAAAGCAGACTTTTGAAAGTGTTACAAGCGGACTGACTGAATATGATACGTTTTGCACGAAAGTAGCCGGCGTAACGCACAACGGCATACAGCTTATATTGCCAAAATTAAAAAGCGGCTTACCTTTATGTTTTGTCAGGGAAGCAGATAATCCTTATGACGACAATGCTATAAGGGTAGAGTGCAACGGCAGAAAAATCGGATATTTGCGAGCTGAGCTTGCGGCTGACTTAGCACCAATTGTAGATAACGGCGGTGCGATAACAGGCACTATCGCAAAAATAACGGGCGGCGACGGTGCCTCGTATGGCTGTAATATTGAAATTACAGTATGGACAAAACTTTAAGATTAAGCACATCTGAGAGGGTGTGCTTTTCTTATGCTAAAAAATTTTTTTTAAAAACCTCTTGACTTTTTGTCACACACAAAGTATAATATAGGTGTGACAAAAAGTGAGGTGAAGATATGTCGCCAAGAACAGGTAGACCAAAAGCGGATAACCCAAAGGGAATACGATATAGTGTAAGACTTGACATTGAAACCGAAAAAAAATTACAGCAATATTGTATTGAACACGGAATAACCAAAGGAGAGGCTATTCGCAGAGGCATACACCTTTTATTAGAAAAAAAAAAATAGAACGTTGCCCCTCACCAAAGTCGCAAACGTTCTATCCACAAGACAGATTGCTCTATCTGAAATCTATTATACTCGGATAGAGCCTTCCTGTCAAGTCAGAGAGGATATGTTATGAATAACAAAGTAGTCACTAAAACGAGTACAGAGTTTGGTTCTGTAAGATGTGTTGAAGAAAAAGGTTCAGTTGTGTACTGTGCGTCTGATGTTGCGAAAGCTTTAGGATATGTTAATCCCCGAAAGGCTGTAGCTGATCATTGCAAGGGTGTAACGAAACGTGACACCCTTACGAAAGGCGGTATACAATCGCTCAGTTTCATTCCCGAAGCTGACGTTTACCGTCTTATCTGCCACAGTAAGCTGCCGTCTGCTATGGCATTTGAAAAGTGGGTGTTTGAGGACGTTGTACCGAAAGCTGTACACGGAAATATTAAACAGCCCGACACAGAGCAGTTGACGCTCGAAACAGCAGAGTATCACTATTACGATAAGACATACAGGGGAGAGCCGGTGCTGACATCTGCGGATATGTGTTATTTTACGCATAAGGAACGTTATGTGATAAACAGTTGCATACATCAGACGATAAAAGACAAGGACTATTTCCTTTTGAAAGACGATGAACTCAGAGCATTTAAAGCAGAAAATCCAAGCGTTCCCAAAATGTCGGCGCAGCTTTTTATTGTTACTAAAAGCGGTTTTACTAAGATAATAAAAATGCTTGGTGAACATATAGCGTTGCCCGGTTGCTTTGAGATAGTGCCGCTAAAGCCGAAAAATCCGTTCCCGGAGTATCGTGAGAAAAAAGCACTTACCACTTGTGATATTGATGAATTGTTCGATAAGTACAGTATCAATATGACGGGCGATGATGTTATTCCACGCAAAACTATGATTGAACTTTTTGGGAAAAACATAATCAGTGCGGTTGATACAGACAAAGAGAATAACTCGTGCAAATTTGTTTATTTTGACAGCATAGAGAGCAAATCTTATGATTTTTGCTGGAACTTGATGGGCTACACTCGTAAAGGAGTTACCCTTGCGGCTACTATACATAATGCGTTGACATTAGGCAGATGTTGGGCAAGCGCAAAATCGTCCGAAGGCGATGATAAAGTAGAATGCTTATAAACGTGCAGTAAATTGCCCAAAACTGAATAAATCATCCACTCCGAAAGGGGTGGATTTTTTATACCCAAATTTCTGAAAGGAGCGATAAAATGTCCGATGATTTATTTACTCTTGATTTATCCGGAATGGACCTTAAAGATCTCATTCAAGTAGTAAACGAAATGGATAGCAAGCTGAACAACAAAATCATCCCCGAAATTCTTGAAGAAGTCGGCGATGAACTGATAGACGAAGAACGGCGAATGCTGCAGGGCAGGTCGAATAAAGACGGATCTCCGACAAAGCTCAGCGGATTGCTGACGAAGCAGATAACAAAAACAGGCAAGCTGTACAAGGTAAAAGCCGGGTATGACACAGCTACAATTAAAGCACATCCTGAAAGCGTGATTATAGAGTTTGGCAGACCGGGTAAAAAGAGCCGCAAGAAAGGCGGCAAGGATAAGCTTGGCAGAAAGATAGGCGCTGTGCAGGCATACTCGCACATCAGAGTGGCGCTTATATCAAAGAAGAAAGCAATCACGGAGCTTGCGGAAAACCGCTTCCGTGATGAAATAGAAGAACTGTGGGAAAAGGGAGGTAAAAAATAATGGCACAGGAACTTACTGCGAATTTCGGGGCAAACAGTACAAAATTTTCTAAGGGCGTACAGGAAATAAAAGCCCAGCTCACCGAGCTTAACAAAGCCCTTGAACTCAATAAGCAAGCCGTTGCAGACACAAACAAAAAAGCTAAGGAGTACGAAAAAGAACTCAATCAGCTGAAAACAGCCGAGAAAGAAAACGGCACAGTTACAAAAGAACAGAAAGCCCGGATGGCAGAGCTTGAAAAGGAGATTGACAAGGCACGCACCAGAGCTGCACAACTTAAAGCTGAACAGATCGGCTTGAAAACCGAGCTGAAAGAAACCACAAGCGAGTTGAAAAAGCAGAAGTCAGGCGTTTCCGGTGTTTCCGATGAGATGAAAAAGATGAAAACGCTGATAACCGGCTTTATTGCGGCTTACGGCGGTAAAAAGCTTTGTGAACTGCTGATAGGCTCGAATGACGAAATGGAGCAGTATACAACCTCGCTTGAAGTTATGCTCGGTTCTGCATCAAAAGCAACAGCAATGATAGAGAAAATGCGGGACTTTGCCGCAAAAACGCCGCTTACGCTTGAAAACGTAATCTCCGGCGGTTCGCTTCTGATGAGCTATGGCGTGGACGAAAGCAATCTTATCGATACTATGACAAAGCTCGGAGATCTCGCACGTGGTAATGCTGAAAAAATGGACAGAATAACACTTGCCTACGGTCAGATGCTTGCAAAGGGCAAGGTTACAGGCGAAGAACTTATGCAGATGGCGGAGGCAGGTGTACCGCTTCAGACAGCACTTGCCGAAAGCATAGGCGTGACAGGTGAAGAATTTTCCAAGATGGTTTCCGCAGGCAAGGTCGGCATAGACGATCTGAACAAGGCTATAACTGGGCTTACAACAGGCAACGGAAAGTTTGCGGGAATGATGGAAAAGCAGTCACAGACTATGCATGGTATGCTCAGTACCTTGCTGGATAATCTGTCCGAATTTATGCGTAAAATGGGCGAGGGCGCTTTCGGAGAAGTAAAGTCGGTATTGCAAGATGTCAGCGATCAGCTGGCAGAATGGGAGCAGGACGGAACGCTTGACGAGTGGGCGCAGAATTTAGGTGTATTGCTTAAAAATCTTGTTGCTTTTATGAAGCAGGCTATCTCTGTAGGTCTCGACTTTAAGGAAGCAATAATAGCGGGGGCTGTGGCTCTCGGTACGTTTAAGGTTGCTATAGGAATTGGCAATATTATAAGCACAACGGTCTTGAGAATAAAAGAGTTTGGCATTGCGACAGAACTTGCGACAATCAAACAAAAAGCTTTTAATGCAACCGGTGCGGCTAATCCGTATGTGCTTATGGCTTCGTTGTTAGCTACATTAGTGGTTGACACAATTGCGTTCACTTCCGCATCGGATGATGCAAAAAAGTCAATAGATGAATTGAAAGATTCGGCGAACGGAGCAAAAGACAAGGCAGATGAACTATCAGATGTGCTTGAACGTTATAAGGCCATTAGTAATAACACAGGCACAGCGGCAGAGAAAACAGAGGAACTCCAGTCATTACAAAAACAGTTGAATGATACGTACAGCACTACAGCTGAAAAGCTTGATCTCGTAAACGGAAAATATGAGGATAATATCGAAAAACTGCAAGAAGCAACAAGGCAGGAAAAAGAGTTAGCATTAGCAAAAGCACAATCGTATTACGATGAATTAACGTCCTCTGATGCAAATCGAAACTATGATGATGTTCATAGTGTAGATTCTGACGAGGATATGAGCGCCGTGAGCAAAATAACAATTGCCGCACACAAAGATCACGAAGGTACGGGCAGAGGAGCATATAAAACTTATCCGCTTTTTGGCGATGCTAATTTGTACGATCAAGTAACTGGAACTGCTCGTCAGCGAGCCGATTATTATAAAGATGTTGTAACAAGGCTTAAAGAAGTAAATCTCGAAGCAACGGAAGCCTATAAAAATTACAACGATTTATGGATTAAGTATGAAGATGAAGCACAGAAAATAGAAAAAGCCAAAGTTTCTGTTGACGAATTAACTGATTCAATCGAAAAATCATCAAAGAAAACCGAAGAAAACACCGAGACCAAAAACAACAACATAAAAACCACCGAAGAACTTGCCGACAGCACATCAACACTCATTAAGAATCTTAACGAGCTGGCTTCCGCCTACGCAGAGCAGGGGAAGAACGGCAATATATCCTATGACACTATGCTGAAGCTAATAGACGCAGGGTATACGCAGTGTGTCAGCCTTGACAACGAAACAGGCAAAATAAAGCTGAACACAGAAGCGTACAAAGAGCTTGCAAAGGCAAAGCTTGCTTCACAGATAGCAGAGTACGATGCAACAATCGGCACGTCCGACACACCAAATATTAACTCATACTACGATCAGCAGGAATGGGAAGCAAAAAAGGATCTAAGGCTCAAGCGTGATGCCCTGAAGGCAATGTATGACAACTTCGATACCTATATGGAAGCTGGCAGTTTCAGCAGTATCGGGAATTCGTCCGAGAAGTCAGAAAGCAGTAAAGACAATGAATTCAAAAAGGCTTCGGAGGCATACAAGACCGAAGCAGATAAAAAAATCGCCCTCATAAAGCGTGAACTTGAAGCAAAGAAAGAGCTTCGTGACGCTACGATAAAGGCTATTGATGATGAAATTGAAGCCCGCAAACGTCTGAATGAGGACAACGACCTCGAAAAGCAGATAAACGAAGTTAAAGCACAGCTTAAATACAGTCAGCTTGACGAATTCTCCCGTGAGCAGATGGAGAAAAAGTTGCAGGGATTGTACGATGATAAGGCGGAAAAGAACTGGCAGAGAAACGCACAGGCACGAAAGGATGCCGCAAACGCAAAGTATGAAAGCGAGCAGAAAAGCTACAACAATCAGATCAGCGCAATTAACGAAAGCTTGAAAACCGTACAGCAGATAATGTCGGCTATGGCCGACGGCTCAAAAACCGTTGAAAGCATAGTCAATAACGACAACACACGGAATAACACAGCGAATGTCAATCTTATCGGTACGGCTCTGACAATGGCTCAGATAACAAAGGCGGTCAAGGACGCACTGATGGACGATATTGTAATCAGATAGGAGAAAAGTATGGAGAAAATCACATTTTCAACCGTTCTCGGTACGGCGGTAACGATAAACGATGTCAACACATCATCCGATGCAGACGGATACATACCGCTCCACCTGCTGAGTTTTGAGGGAAATGCACTCGGATATAAGCACGATAGCTCCGAGCGTGTAGGCTTTGACGGTGCGGGATTTTACGGCGCAAAAGAGGATGGAACCATCAAAACATTTTCGCGTGGAGGTTCTGATATCACAGGATCTATCGTTTCGAGGGCAGTGCGGGCAACCTGTTATGAGAACTGGACCGATGTCTCCGGATTTTTGATCGCAGA